TGAAGACCAACGTCTCTACCAACGGTTTCTCGAACTGCTCGAACTCAACCAAGGGACTAGAAAATCTTCCCGCGATAGGCTATCCCCAGAATCAGGGAAGGCGCTTTTTGCTGGCTTGAAGAGAGGTTCTCATGAGCGTAGCAAAGCGCGGTGACGGCAGATTTGTCGTCAAGTTCAAAGATGAAGAAGGGCGCTGGAAACAGCGCTCTTTCCGTACTGATGAAGAGGCCCGGCAGTTCGATGCGGATTGCCAATATGATAAGGTGGAAAACACGCGCCTGACGCTGTTGGAGGCGGTGCTGGTGTACTTAAAGAACACTGAGTACGCCGAAAAAACCATAGCAACGTACGAGTTTTTGGTCTGTGGCCATGACAGGCAAAACGGCTATCACCGGGAAGGTCCAGCGGAGTTTATTGCCGACCGTTTTGTTGACACATTGACACGTCGTGACCTCGAAAATGTGCGCGAGAGGTGCAGGAATGATGGTCTGACTATGACAAGCATCAACTCCTACGTTTCAAAACTCAAGGCCGCAATCAATTGGTGCGTCGAACAGGATTTGCTCCACGAGAATCCTTGGGGGAAATATCGGCAACTCCCAGGCGCAAAAAACAAGCCACGGACGGGAACGCTGGAAGACTTCCACAAACTCTTTCCTGTACTCCCTCCGTGGCTTCAATGGGCAGCCCAAACAGCCATTGCCCTATGTCTGCGCCCCGGCATATCCGAACTTTTCCGTCTCGAATGGTCGGCATTCAACTGGAAGGCTAGAACCGTATGCGTCTACATGTCGAAAGTAAATACCACCAAAACAGTATTTCCGCCAGAAGCATATATGGCGGAAGCTTGGGAGCGTTTCCAATCTGACAAAGTGAAGGGTTATAAGCTTGTTTGCAGGAGCAGAAAAGACAAACCAGTATCGATAGATATGTACAGAGAGGCATGGGCCAGCGCGTGCAGAAAAGTTGGGGTGTCTATGCCCATGTATGCCCTTCGTCACATCGCAGCGTCAGAAATGCTGGCAAAAGGCGTAGACATTGCCGCCGTAGCCGCGCAACTGGGACACAAAAACATTACGACGACAGGGGCCTTCTATACTCATGCGCTGGCATCATCACAGCGACGCGCAGCAGAGGCTATCCCCACCTGCACCAATTTGGTGCAGATTGGTGCGGAAAAATAGATATGAATAAAGTTATTATAGCTAGTTAAAGCGAAGTCCTTGCTTCTTTTAAGGAAGCGATACTATCTAATCATTTTAATATGTAGCGAACATCCTGCACCAAACAGCTTGGTGCAGACGGCAAAAAGCGTCTTCCCAACGCCTCAAAAAAGTGAGCATCGGTATGCTGTGTGAATGCGAAAAACCCCCTCTCGGTTCGCGCCGGGAGGGGGATTTTTTTGTGTCTTCAATCCGACTTTTTCGCCACGAATCGGATCTCATCTCGGTGCTCAGGCAGCCACCTGCATTTGTTCAGGCACCACCACGGCGTGATGATGAACCGACCATCAGCTTTCGCTTTCCTGTCGGGATGAGCCCCCGACACGGCACAGTCCAGAGAACATAGCATCAGGGCTTGGACACGTTCACCGTGTGGGCAACGCAAGTTTTCCTCTTCTTCGGGCATGGGTAGCGGCATGGCCTTCCTCCTTTTTTCTAAAGAGTCTAGCCATGCCTACGATTTTTGCAAATTATGGCTTGACAGGCCACGGACAAGCCGGATCATCCGGACTATTCCACGGAAAACCCGGTTCCTGAGGAAGGTCGCGCAAGGCTTGGCGGTACGCCTTGATCTCTTCAAGCTTTTCTTGAGAGATCGGATAGTCTGGCATGACGAGATAGTCGGTTGCAGCAATGCGCTTATTACGCTCTGTGCGTACACTTACAGCAAGTTCTTCGATGGTGGGCGCTGGTTTTTCCGGTTTTGTCAAAATTGCCTCAGCGGGAAGCGAACCAAGCTCATCAGTATACCGGGGCTCGGAACGCCACGTATCGCCGGGAAGCCAGTAAGGCGTCCCGCCTTCTTTCCGCCCGCGCTCGTCCATGTGCTGGCGATGGTCCTCAACCGTCTCCCATGCATCCCCGGTCCAGCGGGCGACATGACCGGAGGGGATGGATGCGGGCAAAGCAACGGGCGTCGCGCCAGTCGCCTCAAGAATATACTCGCCATTCGGACGCTGAGTGGCATTGCGGGATCCTATGTATTCTCCAGTGACAAGGTCATACATGTATAATTGAGGAATTTTCATGTGTGGTCCTTAGCTATGGTTACCGAGATAAATAATTATGGGGTAGTTTACAGAAGCAGGCATTACGGTGGGAGATCGACCATAAACCGCGCTAGATCGAGAAGCGTCGAAGTTTACGCCGTTCCAAACATACCCAGTCCCTCCGGTGGAAAGGGAGCTATTTGCAAACGCTATACCGTTCGCTATTATGGCTCCGCTTTGGCCAGGTGCGGGAACTTCTACAATGGGCACGTGCAGGTCTTCCCATCCCCCTACTATATTCGGCACCCCCGCAGTGTTCGCAGTGCCGAACGCGTTTGTGTTTATGGTGGAGTTTATGAAACGCTCGCTCAAATTAGGCACGTATAGTCCGGTAGGAGAGCTCGCGTTGAGGCGCCAGCGCCCGCAGTATTGAGCTATGGTTGAGGGAGGCACGTCGTAGGAAAGAAGCATTCCTTCCAGGCCCCCTGATCTGTACAGGTTTTCTAGCTCTGGCCAGTCGGAGAAAAGGGCGAGGTCTCCGTTCGCCCAGACGTGCCCAGCTGGCAGGGTCGTGGAGCGCCAGTAGCGCGGGACGCCGAGGAAAGAGACGCGTAAGGCTTCCAATCTGTCGTACACTGCTTTTACAGCCTTCGCGGACGCCGCAGTCGTCGAATCCGCCAGACTCACGCTGTCCGTCAGCTTCGCAGCGAGAGTCACATCAGCGGAGAGCGGGCCCCCGCCAGTGAGCCCGGTTCCAGCGATAACATGCCGAGAATCCGGAACAAGACCTCCGGAGACAAAAGACGCAAGAGAAATCCAATAGTTGCGATTTGCCTCCAGAGCAGGATCTTTTGCTCCAGTTCCCGATACATCTGGCCCGGAAGGTTGCAACGCGATGTACTCGACATCATCACTACCTTTGACATGAGAGCCCGCGATATAGTTCAGCGTAGCTTGCCACGGGTAGACGCATCCGGATTGTTGGAAAAAGGCGTGTTGACCAAGCAGGTTGAAAAGCGCGTTCATCCATGAACGTTCAACCATGACGCCGCCAGCGTCCGGGTCGACCTGCGTGATGAACGGAAAGAGATCTCGGAAAGAGGGAATACCTTGCCCCGTGGGGGTCGTTTCAGGGATCTGCACGGTATCCGCTGCATATCCCAAGACAGTGGGCATGATACTAGGAGTCGAGGGAATAGGCATCTACAGGGCCTCCGTACGGCTGAAAAACGCCGTTGCTGAAATTCTGACCGCCGGATCCGGCGAAACCGAAGGTATGTTTCGGGATGACTTGATAGACGTCATAGCCGACGCCCGCAGGCTTTGGGGGAACGTCATCGCGCAGGAGAAGCGCACGCTCGTATGGCTGGAGCTTGAAGCCGATAACGTAGCGTATTTTCATCGTTCCGACATGCACGACGGCAATATGACCGTGATCCGAGAAAAGCCAATGAACGATCTTGTTCAAATCTAGGAGGCTGCCGTCGGTGATGTTCGAAGCTGCTTTCATCCAGATCAAAAGATGATATGCGTTATCTTGAAGTATGAACGTGTTCGATTTGCTCTCATATGCAAAAGGACCGTGCCCAAAGTTGCTGAGGTTTGAACCGGAGAAACCGAACGGCTTGATGTCCGTCGCCTCTACTTCAAGCGTACGCGGAATGGCGACGATGCGTCCCCACACGTCAAGCCCCCATCCGAATGCCGTTTCTGGGTCAAAGACGGACTCATAGAACGCCGCAATATCCGCCGTGGGCTCAATGACGGCATTCATCGATTCGATGAGCGCCAGCAGCCGTTCAGAGTTGTCGTATTGCGAAAGGAGCGTTTCGCGCCAGTTATCCACGGCCCGACCTCGCTTCAATGATGGTTACAGTGACGTTATCGGAGACGAGCGTGGGGGCTTCATCTATATTAATGGTGATGTAGTCGCCCCACGTTGGCGAACCTTCACCGACGGGCGCCGCGATTTCGATACTCACCAAGTCGGTAACGCCCGTTCCGAGCACGGCGGAATAAAAGCGGCTGGCATACACCGTATCCCCGATATGAACGCGCTGACCCGTATTTCCGCAGGCGTCGGCGGTTTCTCCGTAGAATTCGGCGACAACGGCAGTTTTGATGAGTTCTTCGACGTTGCTCGGCATTGAGGCATTTTTGCGGATAGTCACCTGAATGCCCACCGGGAGCGATTCCGGGCGCTCAAAGAGTACCGTCTCGACCGCTCCGGTTACCGGATCAGTCACAGTGACGCTGGTGTTGCCGTTGTAATCACATCCGGCTGAACAACGGGCGTAAATGGACTCAGCAATATCACTATCCGTCGCGCTGCCGACGACCGCAACATAGATTGAGTGCGGCTTGAGCGTGACGCCCTGCACTTCAAGCGGCGCGCTGGTTTTGTTCTCGCGCACACAGACATCAAGCACGCCATCCAGATCGCCGACGTTGGCATAGACGGCGGCGGCAACGCTCCGGGCGTTCTTCGCGACGCTGGCGTAGCGCCGGGACTCGAACGCGGACCGGCTCTCGACGTTTTGCCCGGTGATCCCGACTTCATTGGTGATCGTGTCCCATCCGGGGATAGTACGCACGATCGTGGTCACGGTTCCCTGCCGGATTTCAATAGGTCCCGGAACCTGACAGGCAAAATCAAGGATAATACTGCCAGATTGGGGGATCGTTCCCCCCGTTTGACAGACCAAAATGTTCCCGTCCGCATCTTTTGCAAGCGCCGGGGCGTCGCTACCGATGCCGGGGATGACGGTGCCGGGAAGCCCCGTACAAGTACAGGGGACGACCGTGGAGCGTGCGGGCTGCCGGGTCAGAAAGTAAATCTTGGCGAGCGCGTCTTGATAGATACCCTCCGCAGTCTCGGGGTTGAACATATTCGCGAGGAACAAAAGCTGGCTGTTCTTGTCCTGCACGATGGCCGTTTCGGATGTGATGAGCTGTCCCTGCGGCGTGGCCGGATCCGGGTTCAGCCGATTGTCGAATGCCGCCTGCCAATTCGTTTCGACAGCGTCCCGGACGGTCGCGGTATCGGGTACGACCGGGCCGTTTTCGGTAAAATCGATACTAGACTGCGACATCTGCGGTTTCCCCCGTCTCTGTAGTGATGCGGATCGTCCCGCTCAAGATGCGTTTTTCAAGCCGGGAAAGCTGCGTATCAGCCTGCGCTACGCCGGGGACTTCAAGCGCACGGGCATTCGAGCGCGCACGCACGAGCTCGGCGGGAGGGAGGGACCCAAGCTCACGCATGAAGTACGGGATTCCGTCTTGCTGCACGTAGTACAGTTCTCCTTGGAATGTGCGTACATACGATGCGACATCCTGCACGATGCGCACAGTCCCCCCTGCCGAAGCAAGATTGCCCCCTACGGAGAGCGTCAAATCCCACTGTCCATCAAGACGTAATGATAGGAGCCCCGAATCTACCACTTCGGCAGTTGCTTGCACTTCATCACGAATATTAGACAGTGCGCGGATATTCAGAACCGCTCGGAAATTCATGAAGCCCCTTCTTCCGCTTTTACAGATTCAGCAAACCGAGCCTGCGCAGCGGCGACAAGCGTCGCTATGTCCCGCCATTCTCCATCGCCACACAGCACGTAGGTGGCTTGCCCGGCGGCTGCGGGCGGAACAAGGCCGCTTGTCCCGGAGGTAGATGCCGTCGCGCCCTCATACTCGGGCACGGAGATAATGCACAGTCCGCCCGTACCATCAGCAAGGGCTTTTGAGCGCGATATCTTAATACCATCACCAATATAGTTTGTCTGAACGAGTTGTTGCCACGGCTGCCATGTGCCGTCGCTTATGCGTCGGCGCGACCATTCAGGCCCCGCCGTACCCATACGCGAGTAGATTTTCTGAACCGCCGCATTGGGGTTTGTAGCATCGCCGAACACACGAAGGACATAATATCCGTCCATCCCATTCATCGGCACATTGGTACAGTTTCCGGAGTAAACAATGTATGTGCCGGATGAGATAATATCGTTCAGATCGGTCCCTGCAGGAAGCTTGGTGCGATAGTCACCAATCTGCCCCCGCGCACTCGCAAGATCCTCAAGGTTCCCCCCAATCGCCACGTCTTTCACGGTGATCGCGCCGTCCGCGTCGGCCTGCGTGGTCTTCCCGTCGACAAGGTTTGATGCTTGGGCACGCTCAAGTGCATCGTTTGCCGAGTTCTGCGCAACTATCGCGGTAGACTGTGCTGCGTCTGCGGCTCCCTGCACTTGCTGAAAGAACCGTGTGGTTTGTCTCTCGAATTCGCTTCCGGAAAGCGGTCCTGTCGGCGGCTGGTACTGAAAATCAGGCATAAAAACACCCTCCATTACTGTGGTTGTCCGGATATGCCGGAACCGGGCTCGACCCCGGTATGAACATGGGTTTCCAAGACCTTACCGTTACTCTCAACCGTCCCTCCCATGTTCGTGAGTCCGCCGGAGAACCGGGCCGGGCCGCCGTCACCCTGCGCCGTGCCCGTCCACGTCAAGGATCCGTTGATGCGCACGTCGGCGTTGATGGTGAGGCCATTTTCCGCCGTCAGGACGGAAGTTTCCCCGTGCATCGTCAGTTTGGCCACTCCTTCGATGGTGACGCCCTCGTCGTCGACCATGACATAGCGTTCCGGCGCGGCGTTCAAGAAGCCTCCGAGATAGAAGCCGTCGCCTTTGCTCATGGCGCGGGCTGACCCCGGATTGACGTTTCCATCCTTCCCCCGGCTTTCCTTGAGCGATTCCGTGTCGCGCATGGCGTAGACGGCGAGGCCGATGTCACCCGGCTGCGGGTCGATGACGAGGGCGTTTTTTCCGCCTTGGACGCGCAGGTACGGGAGCTTGAAGAGCACGCTCTGCTCCTGCGCCTTCTGGTCGCCCGTCACGAGGTTGACGAGAGGCTGCACGTCGACGAAGCCCACCGGGGAGACGCCCGAGCCGGAGACGGCGACCACGCGCACGGGTTCAGCCGTGGCGATGCGCCCGAGCATCTGGCTGATCATGAAGTCCTGCGCGTTGTACTCGCTGGAATTTGTCGAGAGGCCGCGTTGTCCCTGCATTATTTCTTGTCCTTCTTCGGCTTCGCGCCGGGATAGCTTGCCTTGACCTGACTCACCCACTGCGTTGCGCCGGGATAGCCTGCCTGCAATTTGTGGCTCAGGCTCACGACCTGCCAGAGTCCTGATGCGCGAGGGACGATGCTCTCGATGCGCACCGGGCCGCCAAGCTGGATCTTCGGCTCGTAGATGCCTTTCACCGTCACGCCCTCGTTATCGAAGCTCGGATAGCCAATCATGCCACTTTTCGCGGACCAGACGGGCGTCGAGCCGCCGTCATCGCTGCGAAGCGTCGCAAGTGGGGAGATGACCATCTCGCCATCGTCCACGATGAGGTCAATACGGGCATCGTGGGCAAGCTGCTGCGCCTGTTCCATCGGGCCCCCGACGATAGCGACATTGCGAAGGGAAACGGACACGCCTCTGTTGACGAAAGCGAGCCCCATTTGCTTCGCAAGCCCCTGCATGAGCGTGGCAACGTCCTGCGAGCCCTGCGCCGTCAACGGCGGCACGGGCGTAATGCTGGCGACGTATCCCGTGATGCACTCAATATCGAAAGAGGGATCAGGGGCGGAATTGAAGTTCGGAACGGCGCTCACGATGTCGCCTGAGAATGCTAGCGACATCCCGTGCTCTTCATCGCCCGCGTACACGGCAATGCGGTTTTTCGACGCCTGCAACGGCTTGAACGCCAGCGTCGTCAGCGTCTCCATATCAACCAATGGCATGTTGAAAATTTTGACCTTGGCCTTGTTCTTCTCTTTCCCGCCGGGCTTCTGGATGTCCACATCCATGCCGAGCCGGATGATCTTTGTGTTCGCACCTTGCCCGGTAGCCGTGTTGAAGCCGCCCTCGGCGAGCGTAATGTGCGCTTCAAGCAGCTTTTTGGTGAAGCTCGTGTTCACAGCGTTTCCCCTTCTTCGACATAGACGAGCTGGAATCGGTTGCCGAGGCCCGACCAGTGCGGATCCTCTTCGCCTTGCATATCGACAAAGTAGAGCTGCCCCCGGAAGGCGAGATAGTCGTACAGCTTCAAGCCGACGAGGTTACGGCAGATGAACCCAGACCAGATGACCGTCTGGTCGACAGCAAGGTCGCAGTACAGGTTCACGCCTCGGGAGATGAACCGGAGGGTACAGTTCTGTTCCCCAAGCACAATCTGGAGGCTCTGGTTCGGCTCATGCCGGAGCGGTACGGTCATCATCCGAAAATCCCCTCGCCCAGCTTTTTCAGTGTGCTTTTTTGCGTCGTCTGCCCCTGCTGTTTCCCTGCAACCGTCGTACTGGCATCAGTCGGATTTTTGGCCTGCGCCTTGCTGATCGGCTTTATGGTTTCGTTGCTGTACTGCGGCTCGACCTGCCGGATCTCTTGCAGCATGAGCCCCACGAGCAGCCTGTCCACACCGTTTTCGGCCTTGCGGTCGTAGTCGTAGGAGACAAGGTTGTAGTCGAGAAACGTTTTTTCCGGGGTGACGATGCTCACGAGGTCGGTGCTTTCCGCCAGCTTGTCCAGCGCCGTCAGAAACGCCGCAAGCTCGTCGCTCTTCCCCGTGCGGCCCAGCACGACCGACACCGCCGTGGGAGAAGCGACCTTGTTGTAATCCGCGAAACTCCCTTTCTCGACGGGGTTGGAGCTGATTTTGTTCTCGGCCTTGATCGAGCATGAAAAGAACGTGTCGAAGTCGAGGGCCTTGGCGCCGTCTTTATCGAAAATCGACCAGTTGCCGGGCTGTCCCGGCGGGAGCGCGCCGAATGCCATGTCAGTACCCGAATGCGCTGTCTGCCTGCGCGGTCTGATTACGAAGTGCCGGAACCACTCCTTCGGCCACCCCCTCCGCATCCGTAGCCTGCGTGTAGACCTTGACCTCACCCACATTGGTGGTTGACGTCATCTGACGAGAATTGTTGACGTTGCTCACGTTTCCCGGACGCGCATCCCCGGCGCGCACCTGCGGCGGCAGAATAGACGGGCGGACATCACCAACCCGCATCGAATCGGCGACGCCGCCTGGCTTGGCCTCGGCCTTCGTTTCTTCCGGGCGCGAAGACTCATCGCCGCCGAGCCAATCCTTGATCCAGTCGGGAAGCAAGTTGTAGAGCTTCTGGGCTACCCAATTCAGCATTTCGACAAGCACATCGTTGATTTTGGAGATGCCTCCCCAGATCGTTTTGAGGGCTTCGATAACGCCTTTTCCGTCCAGCGTAAGAACGGAGTTGAAGAGCTTGGCGACCCCTGAAAGCGCATCCCAGACGCCCCCGAGGATACTTTTGATGCCTTCCCAAATAGCCTTGAAACGGGCCCCGATTTCGTCGCCGGTTCCGAACATCGCCCAGAGCCCGGAAAGTGCGGATTCTCCGCCGTTGATGTAGGTAATGAGATCGTCGACAACCAGCGCGATTGCGCCGATGGCCGCAATCAACGGCGTAAACGGGGCAATCGCAGCCCATGCCGCCGTCGCCATCGCGGTCAGGGCCGGAAGCATGAGCGTCGTAATGACCCCGGCCAACGCCGTAAAGAAGACGATCACGAACTGCTTGTTTTCTTTCACCCACCCGAGGAGGTCGCCGAGCAGGTTCGTCAAAAACGTGATCGCAGGGGAGACGGTGCTGGCAAAAAGGGCTGAGATGGCCTCCCATGCGTCATTGAGCCGCTGCTGCGCCTCCCGTTGCTTCTTCGCGTTTTCGATGTCCTGCTTGCTGTAGATGGCTTGAGCCTTCTGGACTTTCAGAAGATCCTCAATCCCTTTGCGGCCTTTAAGAATGAGCGGGATGGTCTTTTCGTCGAAGCCTATCTGCGTGAGGATTGAGGTCGCTTTCTGGCGGTCGATTTTTGACGTGGCGTCGGAGAGACGAAGGAGTCCTTCTTCAAAGGAAACGGCCTTCCCTTTCGCATCCGTGAAGCTCACCCCCAAGTCTTTGGTCGCGTCTTTGAGCGGCCCCGAGTCGTGCAGGATGAGATCCTGCATCCAGTCGCCCAGATCCATGAACCGGGTCGAAAGCTCCTCGGCGTCAACCCCGGCGGAGGCTGCCGTCCTTTGCCATGCCTGCCAGTCTTCAATGCTCATGCCGAGCGCGTCCGAAGTCTTCTCAATAGCCTGAGCCTGCTCGTAATACTGCGCTATGGAGCTTTTCAGGATGGAAACGCCGCCGATGACGGCGAGGGCCTGCGCTGCCACGCTCTTGAGCCGTTCAAAGCCAAACGCGCCTTTGTCCGCCGCGTCTTCCAGCGAAACGCCCAATCTTTTCGCGGCGGCATCAAGGGCCTCAAGACGTTCTTTTGCCGCTCCGGTGCGGATAAGCTCCTTGCGCATCCGCTGATACTCTTTCGTAACCTCACTGATTTCGCGGCCTTTTTGCACGGCTTCCTCAAAAGCGGCCTGCAACGAAGAGGCGGCATCGGCAGACTGGCCAAGCCCTTGGGCCCCCTTGACGCCTGCGTCATATGTCGCGCGCCCCGCGTCAACGGCTGCGGCCTGCACGCCGTCCAGCCGCTCCTGTGCGGCCTGCACCTGCGCTTTAAAATCCCCTGCTTTCAGCAAGAGGCTGACGACGAGTTCACCTGCGTTCATGGAATTTGCTCCAGAGGCGTTGATTATGTCCGTCCACGGCGATGATTTCCATCAGCTCGTAGGCATCGGACAGGCCGTACACGGTCTGCATCTCGTGCAGCGTCGCGAGGTTCCGGCTTACCGGGATGCCGACGCATCCGGGGAGGTTTGCGTAGTCCCGGAGCCCGAGGGGTTGAAGATCTGCGACAGGCGGGAGGTCAAGCCCTCGCCGCCATGCAAAAAATCCAGACAGACGGCGATGGCCTCCCAACGCAAACGATAGATCGTGCCCACGTCCTCGACATGGGCGTCGAGGTTTTGCGGGGTAAGCCTGATGACGTCATCGGGCTTGCCGGGGTTCGGGACGCGGTAGATCTGTCCGAGAAGCTCGTCATAGAGCGGTTCGGCCTGTTCCCACCGGAGCCCCGAGAGCCCCCGGAGCCCGGCGGAAAGCAGCGCGGCGGTGTTCGAAGACGCTGAAAGCGTCCGGATGTCGGCGGGCATCTCGGAACCGAAGACGGCGAGCAGCGCACGGGCGGCCCATTTTTCCAGCTTGGTGACGGGCATTTCCTTGACCTTGAAGGTCTTCCCGGCGTCGCGGCCCTTGTCGATGGCAATGAGCTTTTCGTTGAGCATGACGGCCTCCACGGTTTAAAGCGGACTCGCGGTCCACTGGTCAAAGGTGATGACGAAGGCGCTCGCCTGCAAGGTCTGAGCGGCGTTGGGGCTGGACTGTACGGAGGTGAGGCCGCCCCGTTTCCCGGTGATCTTCCGGTTGATGCTCGGCATGGCGAACTCGGCATTGCAGAGCATCACTTCCCGGGCGGTTTCCTGATACGTGGCCCAATCTTCCATGATTTGGCGGCTCGGACTGTCCGCCGCGAGAGTGATTGTGACTTCCTTGTTTGTCGGAACCCACCCAAAAGAGGTATGCCCGTCAACGCCCTTTTCCGCGACGACTGGGGTATTCGTGGCGACGCTGACCATCGCGTCGGTGCTGAACCCCTCGATCTGCACGGGACTGTCGTAGAGCCCGGGAACCGTCAGGAAAAGCGTGCAATTTGCCGCTGTAATCGTCATGTTGCCGAAGTTGTCAGCCATGTTTTACCTCATCACTGAATGGCCGTGGCGGGCATGACGATTTGCTGCACGCTGCCGCCGTCCATGTAGTAGAATTTGCATTCGGGGGACTGGCGCTGTCCGCGTACGGTCGCGCCGGGGTCCTTGACCTGCATATACCAGCCCTGCGTTTCAAGCGTCTGGGAAACGTCCAGCCCGATTTCCGCGAGGAGCTGCACCTTTTGGGTGTTCGAGAGGGTCACGCCCGTGCGGATAGCCCCGAAGTCGAGAAAACGCGTGATGGTGTCGAGGCAGGCCGTACGGATCATGCCGTAGCCGCTCTCGTTGTAGGGGATGCACTTTACGGCCTTGAACAGGTCCAAAAGATTCAACTGGAGGCCGTCTTTAATGGCGATGGCGTCAAGGTACGTGTCGAGCCAGCCCCATTTGCCAGAAACCTGCCCGTTCTGGAAAAACTTGAACTGGCTGGAGGCCGTGGCGAAGTCCGCATAGCAGTTGTAGGCGTTGGCGATCAGCGCGTCATAGTTCTCGTCGTTGTCGCAGGTTACGGCAAGCCCTTCGCCCTGCTTGAATGCGAAGGTGAGCCGTCCGTTCGTCTCTTCAAAGTTGATGGAGGCCGCCGTGCCCATGACCCACGCGGCGAGTTCAGGCGTGTTGAACACGGGAACCGTCCCGTCGAGTTCGAGCACCTTGGCAATCTGATACCCCGCCGAGGCTGTGGAGCCCGCGACCTGCGCGGCGTTGTCGGTATCCCACATCACATAGACAAAACGGGTGTCATACCCGGCGCACCATTGTGCGAGCGCGATCTTATCGTCAAGTTCGGGTTCCCAGACCGTCCCGAACGTCACCCAATCGCGGGCGTACAGGAGCACGTTGGTCATGCAGTCGGGGAGCGTCTGGCCAGCCATGCCTACGGACTGGACGGCACCGGACTGTTCGGTGAGCAGAAGCAGCGCGCCGAGGTCGGTCCCGGCTTCCGGCGGCGTCGGAAAGGCCACGGCGGAACTTGCCCCGGTCGTCGGGCTGTCGATCTGGAACGCCCCAGTCTGGCTGGAGTACGTCACCTTCGCCCCGGTCGCGCCCGCAGTCGTGAGCGCGGTCTGGATCGCCTCCGCAACCTGCGAGAAGCTGGTCGCAGCGGACAAATCCACGGAGGAAAGCGTGTGCGGCGTGTTGTCGATGGAAATGACCATCGCGCCGTTGGTGACGGCCTGCAACACGGCGATATTGCCCGTATACTTCGCGCCGCGCAGCCATGCGCCCACGGCCTCGCCGTTGTACCGGGCAAAGAAGATCTTGTCCGGGAGGCTCGTCGTGTTCACGTAGCCGGAGAAGTACATGGAAGCCATGCTTGCCTCTTCCGAAAGCGAGCCGAAATAATTGGCCACGGCCTGCGCGCTGGCGAACTGCACGACTCTGCCTGCGGGCAAAAGCTCGGACTGCGAAAGCAGGAGCCCGGCGAAGGTCAGGCCCGGCGTGCCGCCCTCGATAATGCGGGGGATGATTTGAACCAGTTTGTCGGCATTGACGCTCATTGCGCCCTCCTTTTGCTATGCCAGCGGATGTACGGAAAGTTCCGCGTCGGTAAAAGTATCCATCTCAACGTGTTCAACGCGGTTTGCCTGAACCAGCACGTTGAGCATGAAGCGGGGGTTGTACTGCTCGTCACCTTCCTCCTGCGTCATGTCCTGCGGGTCTTCGACGTACAGGGGGGCGATCCCGTAGGTCCGGAGGAAGCGGCACCCGACGCCGTCGCGTAGGAGCGTTGCGAGCGTCTGGGCACGGTCGGCGGCGGTCGGGCCGTAGACGTCAAGCTGGACACGGCGGCGCTGCGGCTGCACGATGGCCTCCCCGCCGCACTCGGTCTGGTGCAGGTTCGTCGAGAGGCGCGTCATGGTCATCGGGGTGACGAGCACGTAGCTTTTCGTCTTCGGCTTGCTCACGCGGTTGACGTAGCCGCGTACAACAACGGCGGAATCGCCGAGGTAACGCTTACAAAAATCGCCGAGGGCCTGCACGAGGATGCCGTCACTCATCGTCTCCCCCTTTGGGCGGTTCCGTGGCCCCGACTTCCGGCGGCGCGGTTTCCCGGAGCTTCACGCACCGGATTTTCGTCCAGCCTGCCGTGGGATTCCAGCGCTCCAGAACTTGATCTACCTGCCACTCGGCGCCATCCCAGTAGAGAAGATCGCCGCCCTGCTCCGCCGGACGATCAAGGGCCGACCAGTCCCCTGAAAGATAAAAGTCGTGCCAGATCGTGTTCTGGCGCTGCTGCACGAGGAATTGCAGCGTTTTGTCGGCGACAGGCTGCGGCTGCGCCATGACTTCCACGGCGGGGGCCCATGCCGGGACCTGCTCATACTGCGCGTTTACGGTGAAGCCTGTGGAGACGAGAATCACGACCGACTGGAAAGGGTTCACGATGCTGATAAGCGGACGCACAAGTTCATGGAGATTCATCTTTTGACTACCTCGTAATCGATGGACTTGAGCAGGCTTCCGGAATCGATGAGCGTCCCCTTTCCCGCGCCCTTGGCGTTCTTGCGGCGCTTGGTGGATTCGGCGTTGTCCGGGGGCATATTACTCTTGATCGTTGCTTGAATGTCGTCTGCCATGCGGCGTCCCACAAGCCGCATCGCCTCTTTCGGCGTCCATCCGGCTTCCAACGCTTCCGCGAGGTTATCGCACCATGCATCCGCCTTGGCATCGAGCGTTGAGCGCAGGAAAGGCCGGGAGGGGATGGTGACGGTGTGGGCTTTGACCGACGCATCCTGCGCAAAATCGCTTTTGCCCTTCTTCACGAACCGATTCCCGACGCTGCCGTCACGCTTCCGCTTGAAGTACAAGGTTTGCGTCCGCTCAGGGATTTCGATTGTTGCGCCATATTCATTGTACGCCGCATACTCTGCGACGGGAGTACCACCTTCGCCCCGCGTCGCATTTTCGAGCACCCCGGCCTTCACGACGATATCGGGGGTAATGTACTGTTTGAGCAGCTTTTCGAGTTCTCCGGACACCATTACCCCCACGGATGCCAATACCGGGCGGCATAGTAGCGCCCGCCTACTGCATAGGGCTGGATGGCCTGCCAAAACGTCTGTCCGCACGGTGTCTGGTTGTAGAACGCCTTCCCCGTCGCCGTGGGCATGGAGAAGCTGATGCTGACAGTCCCCTCCGTAGCCGAAGCTACCGGCCCGGCCTGTCCCATCGGCCACAAGGCCAGCGTCGCCAGATGGCAGACGAGGAGATACAGGAGCGTCTTGCGGATCATGATGCCGTGGGCCGGATCATAAGGAACCGGGGATGAGTTTGTGTTGTCTAAGATCAGACAGGCGACGTCGAACGCCTGCCGAAGCTGTGCATCGGTCAGGAGGGGCTGCCCGGTCTTCGGATCGACGAAGCGCGGATAGGCCTCCCGGAACTCCTGCGGGTCAAAGACAACAACAGCCACGGTTTAGAACCCCGCCTTGCTCTGGAGCGGTTCGGTCTGCGCCTTGGCTACGTCCACGGGCTCCAGCCCGTTGCGCAGTTCCGCCCTTTCGTCGGCCTCGTCCACGGCGTCGGCCTTGCGCGCCTGCGCGAAGATGAGCCCGGACTTGAAGATTTCCATGTACGGGCCATAGGTCTTTTCAATGTACGCCCAATCGTCGGCGTTCACCCGCGTCAGCCCGAACGCGCCCACGGGCAGCACGCCCTTTTCCTTTCCGCGCAGGCTGGCGGCGTTGCCTTCGATGAGCACCTTGCGTCCGTCGGGCATGGGGAACGTGATCCCGGTCGTCCGGTTCAGGGCGACCATCACTGTATCCGTCTTCGTCGCCTGCGTTGTTTCCGGGGCGGTATTCTTTTTGGGTCTGGCCATATCTCTGTATCCCTCCGTTGTTTTGGTCATCATGGCAAAAGAGCCGGGACGAAATCACCGTGAACAAAGTTCGGCTATGCGGCACGGCGAAGGCGGTACTTGCCCAGCATGTTCAGGTCGTTTTTCAGGGCCAGCCGGAAGGCTTCGATCACGTCGACGTGGTACGCCTTCACGCTCCCGAAACGGCTATCCTCAATTTCCAGGATTTCGTAATCCATACGGCGGGACATATCGGAAAGCTTGCGTCCCGCGACGGAGTACGCGGCTGGCGTATCTGCGAAGACGTCAAGGAACCACGGGATGCCCTTCACGGCCTTATAATCCCTGCCCCGCCCAAGTTCGTTCTCAAGAGCCGCAGCCTTGCGGACGGCTGCGGAGGCGGTTGCCATCGCGGTGGCCTCGCGGCGTGAACCGATTTCGGCCTTGGTGCGGATCGCCTCGTTGCGTTCGGCTTCGATGCGCCTGATGGTGTCCTGCGCGACCAGCACGGCGCGGGCGAGGATGGCTTCGGGGGTATCGTCGGGCTTGGCTACTAGGTAGCCGCCCGTCTTGCGGATGGAGGGGATGACCTCATGCGTCACCCACCGCTTGAACGCCTTGGCTTCGGGCTTGCGGGAACGCAGGATGAGGGAATACAGGCCCGGTTCGGATACGACGGAAAGATTCCTGACCTGATCCGTATACTGTACGGGGTAGGTCGAAAGCTCGTCTTCATCCAACATTTTTGAAAGGTTACTGGTATCCAGCCCGAGACACCCGCACACGTCTTTCGCCACGAACCACTGGGCCCCCTGATCGCTTCTGACGACGCGAAGGGAACCGAACTTTTCATGTTCAAAAAAAGCCAAGGGAGATTTTTCCATCGCTGCACCTCCATAGTGTTTTGGAGATGATGCAGCATGGCGGCGTGGGGGCACACCGTGAACAAGGTTCGTACAGGCAAAAGAAAAGCCCCTTTCGGGGCGGAGGGCGACGGCGGTGGATTTTTGGAACGGCCTATGCCATGATAGCCTCATCTATAATAAGGGGGATGATGTATGGCTACCTACATCAAATTTCTGGCAGGGGACTACGGGAAAGAAGAATATATTTACATTAAAAATAAAAACCAGTTGCGTTGCTCTTCAAAAATGTTTGGAGCAAAGGAACTTTTTCTTTCCAGTATTGCCTCTTGCGAAGTAGCCAATGAAGAATCGGTCAAAAAGCTCGGCGGAACTTTGGGAGGCGCACTTGTCGGCGGCGTCTTGCTTGGAGGCATCGGAGCGGTTGCGGGTGCGGTAGCTGGAGGCAAGACGACTGAGTCTACCGTCATTATTGAGTTCAAAAATGGAAATAAGGCATTGGCAAAGGTGAATAGCCCCATGATGGAGGTTATCCGTGCCTATCTTTTTGATGACCAATTGGCCCAAGAGCGTGGAGAACCAAACCCGCTTATACATCATGAACGTTCTCAGACGCCCCCTAAAAAAATTGCCCTTATCATTGGAGTGCTGATAACAGTAGTGCTAGCCGTATTGTGGCTGAGTTGTGCCCTCCAAACGCCGCCCAATACGAATGGGGCCTTGTTATGGGGAATCCTCACTATCCTTTCCGGACTGTATTCTTGGAAAACCTATAAGAAAATATATAAATCTTAATATATTAACTTGAATCCGAACAGGGAGAGAGGACCATGGATTTTTCGGAAAGAATTGCTGAATTGTCGAAAAAGGTAAAGAATCTGGGAGATAGCCTCAAGACCGAAGAGGCCACGAAAAACGCCTTGGTGATGCCTTTCATCGCGGCCCTGGGATACGACGTTTTCAACCCTGCGGAAGTCGTGCCCGAATTTTCAGCCCCCATCGGCGAATATAAGGACGCCCGCGTGGACTATGCGATTCTTGTGGACGGCAAGCCTATCCTTCTTCTGGAGTGCAAGGCTTTGGGCACGTCTCTCGACATGAAGCACTGCAACCAGCTACAGCTTTACTTCCACGGAACGGAAGCCCCCATTGCCATCCTGACGGACGGCAACCGTTACCGGTTCTATTCCGACCTTGAAGCAGCAAACAAAATGGACAGCAAGCCCTATATGGAGTTCGTCCTTGACGATATGGATGAAATGTTGCTTCCGGAACTGCGCAAGCTGGCAAAAGGCAAATTTAATCGAGACGCCTGCATGAGCGCGGCAAACGAACTTAAGTACAACCGTGAGTTCAAGCGCATCATGGGGGAACAGATGGAAACGCCCCACGAAGATTTCGCACGCTTTTTCATCGGACAGACGTATGATGGGCGTATCACGCAAAACGTTCTGGATCGCTTCACTCCAATCCTTACCGCTGCGCTTGACCAGTTCATCAACGACCGCATCAACGACCGATTGAAAAATGCCATGACGCAGCAGAAACCGGAAATTGTAGAGATAGAATCCGAAGATGCCCCACAAGGAAAAGAGCAGGATTCGCGTATAGTCACCACCGAGGAAGAAAAAGAGGCGTATTACCTTGTCAAATCGCTTCTGGTGGGCACCGTTGATCCGGGGCGCGTAGCCATGCGGGACAGTATCAGCTACTGCTCCATCCTTCTTGACGACAACAGGCTCAAGCCTCTGTGCCGTCTGTATTTCAACGGAAAACAGTGGAGGGTCGGACTGTTTGATGGGGAGAATAAGGACGCAAAGGAAGACATCGAAAAACTGGAAGATATTATCCCCTTTGCGGATCGAATCCGGGCTACGGCCTTGAAATACGATAACAAGTAAAACTTTCCAACGTGGCGTTGCTCGCCAATGATGAAGAACATCCAGATACGGGCAACGCCACTGCTTTTCTCTTTACATTTTTCGCGTTTTGTGCTGTCTTTTTTCTACGGTGCTCATCACACCAACAGTAGGCGGACAACGCCACCCGATAGTATGGCTCTTTTTGTGCCCTTTTGCCGAAGTCAAGACTCTTTTTGACTTTGGTTTTCTGCTATACTTGCATCTTCCTGATGCCGGGTGTCCCTGATATGTCCAAGCGTAAGCTAAAGGCAGGGAGCCGCTCCTACTGGCGGTGATGAACACCCGGCATCGTCATTCATCGGCGATGCCAACTCTTAACAGTAGGAGTTGGTTATGTCTCATTCTCTTTGCTTCAACGATTTCACTTTCTCCCCCATAACTCGCGGCAATCAGCCTTGGATTCGCGCTACAGAACTCGCACGAGTTCTTGGGTATGGACGCGAAAATCAAGTTTCGCGTCTTTACCGAAATAACGCCGATGAATTCACGCCAGACATGACGCAACTAGTTGAAATTACCGCACAGCCCCAAAACGGGGCTGAGGGTCGCGCCCGCATCTTCTCACTTCGCGGCTGCCACCTCCTCGCCATGTTCGCCCGCACTCCGGTAGCAAAGGCATTCCGCAAGTGGGTGCTGGACGTCATCGAGCAGTACGGCGACAGGGTGCCCGTTGAACAGCCTGTGACGCTCAACGACGAGCTGATCAGTGCGGCGGAACGCGCGGAACTCAAGCTCATCGTAGACGCCAAGCTCTCAACATACCCCGCCGCCGTGCAGGGCAAGGCCCGCGCCGAGATATGGGCGAAGTTCAACCGTCACTTTAGGATTGCCGAATACAAGCAGCTTCCCACTCGGCTTATGCCCGAGGCCCGCGAGTTCCTGCTTTCCGTCCGCGTCCGCGCCATCAATGCCATACCCACGGCGGAATCCGCGATCCCGTACCCTGCGCTTCCCGCCTCCAGCGTCTACGCCGACCGCATCGCGGCCCTCGACCGCCTCGAAGAGGAATGGATCGAATTCGCGGGGGAAACCCGCTCCCGGCTCCACCCATTCGTCAACGAGCTCTTGCGCGTCAAGGAGAGCACTTATCCCGAACTGCTGAACCGGGTATGTTCCCGGCAGAATATCTCGAAGGATCCGCTTCTCGGCATCCTGCAATCCAACTCGTACAACGCCCAGACGTGGATTGACGCGGGAATCTCGGAAATGAGAGCGGCAATCCGTGCCGCGAAGACCGCGAACAGGTTGATGCTAGGATAGCCCTTGACCCCGAGCACGGGAATGGCTATTGAAAAAAGGAAGGGCGGCAAGTGGTGACACACCTGCCGCCCCGTGGGACACCCTCCCGAGATTGATCATCTCAAGTTTGCGCCCCGGTTGGAGTTCGCACCTCCTACCGGGGCAACTGCGTTATTGGTTCAGCATGAACCGAATCACCACAGCCACAATGACGCCGCCAATCACTTGGACAGCGACGTCCCGGAGGAAGTGTCGCATGGAGTACCCTCCTTTCAGGAGAGTGCCCCACAGCGGTTTTCTATCCTTTCCCTATTCCCTTGTCAAAGAACGACTATCAGGACACCGAGGCGCATTTCTGCTTACTTTTTGCATGTAGAGGACAGAAGTTATCATTACTGAGCAGAGCCCAAAGATGTAAAGAAAGCCCCAACCGTTAAACAGGCGGTTGGGGCTTTCGCATGGGGGGAGGATGGGGCTAAGCTCCAGTCATTTGGGCAAAGGCAAAGGGCATGAGCACGATGCCGCCGTAGGTGGTGCCGACGAACTTCTGACGGAAGCTGGACAGGTCGGGCACGACGCGTCCAGCACGCATCTTTTCTCCGAAGGCCAGCGTGCCGGATCGCTGCCCGTTCACTTCGGGGGCGATGAGGAACATGGTTTCCCCGGCGGTCATGCTGTGCAGCTCGGGGACGGTCACGATGTCAATGCGGGTGAAGTACCGCTTCAACATATCCAGCACGGACACGTTGAAATCGGTAGCCGCGCCGAGGCGAACGGCCAGTTCGGGGGAGAGACAGAGCTTGAGGGGCGTGTCCTTGTCAATGAGGCCACTGGACTGCTCGGAAAGCTGTGCGAACAGGGCGAGGACGTCATTATAGATCTGCACCGTGGTCTTGTCGGCCCATTTCGTGGAGCCGCCCGTGCCCGTGGCCCCTGCGGTGATCGCAGCAGGGAGGTTCGGATCGTTGAGGATACCGTAGATTTCCTTCCCGGCGACGCCGAGCAGGTAGAAGCGGTTCTGGTCGATGTCGATGACGTTGGCCGCCGCGCGCTGCTTGGAGGCAGCGAGGTTGACTTTTGCCGTGCTCGACATGTCCACTTCAAAGTCGCCGTAGGTGATGGACGTCTGGAAGACGTACTGCACGCGGGTCTGCCATTCGGAGTTCACGCCCGAAGTCGTGCCGTTGGCATAGTCGGAATACGGCTCGGTCTTTCCGGTCATTTCGTCCACGCGCCACTTCATGTACGGGGTCGTCCAATCGCCCTTCTTCTCTTCACCGAAGATTTCACGGGCGCGCCGGGGCGCGGTCAGGATTTCGATGACCATCGGGTCGATATACGCCAGAAGCTCGGCGGGGACGGTCGTGTTCGGAGTAGTGATGAGCGCGGCGTCCTGCGCGATGCGAGCGCGGTTCTCCGGGGTTGCCCACATGCGGGCGCCCGGGAAGATAAAGCCGTAGCGCTTGGCCTGTTCAAAAGTCGGATTCATGTAGTACCTCCTACGCTCCGGCGGCGGCTGCGCCGAGGTTGGTGCGGGCCTGTTCCGCAGTGGTTGCGCCAGTTCCGCCGTTGGCCACGCCGAGCGCTCCGGTGGCGTTGCTGAAATCTTTCTGCATCAGGTTCGAGGTGTCGCCGCCGGCTCCCGACGCTGCGGCCTGTCCCCAATTGCTGATGATGATCAGTTCCCCGATTTCGCCGGGCGTCTTGACGACCCACCCCGTATCGAGGTGCGTGGCGTCGGGGGTCCCGGTGCTGATTGAACCGTCAGCGGTGGAGGCAAGGACGGCCTGCCCCACCGTGGCCTTGGTCGTGGAAACGGCCCAATAGTCGCCCTTCACAGCCACGGTGAGGTTCGAGCCTGCCGGGACAGTCAGGGTGCCGTCAGAAAAAAATTCATAGTTCACGTAGTTGATAACGCGCTCCACGAAGCCGAGCACGGCTGTGGCGGTGCCCGCAACGTTGGTGGCCTGCGTGTTGTCGATCACGCCAGAATCCACAACAGGGAAGACGAAGCGCCCCACAGGGAGGGCCACCGCCGCCAGAGGGTTGAGCGGGGTGTAGATGCTCTGGTCGGGCGTCGCTTTATCGCCCGCAACGCCGGGAGCGACGGAGAGATTGACTTGGGACTGCAAAGGCATGGTGTGCCTCCTTATTCTGCAATGGTGATATTGGAAAGCCCGGCGAAGCTGCCGGACATGCGCCCGACGGGGGCCGCGTCACGGGCAACGGAAGGAGCCGCCTTCTGTTTGCGGAGGATATCGATCATACCGGGCCATGCCTGCCGGGGATACTTGCGGGGATTCTCCCCAAGCTGCTCCAGCGCGTAGCCGTAGACGTCGGACGCGGAGTCGAAGGACAACGGGTCAAGTTCGCCCACCAGCCCGCGCACGTCGCGCACGGCACGGGTGAGGTTCCGCATATGCTCCTGCGCTTCGGCGACTGCGGATGCCTTGATGCGGGCGGCGTCCATTGCGGTGAGAGGACGCGGACCACGGCGGCGGAATGCCCTGTCCTGAGCGGCTCCCTTGTCGTCCGGGGCTTCATCTCCGGTCGCGGGGGAATAGGCGAGATCGGCGAGGGAGTCGGTCAGCTTCTTTTTCTGCTCCGGCGTGAGATCGGGGACGGAAGCGAGGATGCGCTTAATGGCCGCGTCCTTGTCCTCGTCCTTGCCGAGCTCGCGGCGTTCGCCCTCGGATTCGTGTTCCCGGTCAAGCTTGCGCCGTTCCTCGGGGTTCCGGATCAGCTCCTCACCGTACTTGACGCCCTCGGCAAAGGCTTTGCTCTCCTGCGGGTTCTCGGCGTCGAGGCCGCAGGCATCCATAGCCTTTTTCATACCTTCGGACTCATGCTCGCGGTCGAGCTTCCTGCGTTCGTCCGGATTGCGCTCCAGTTCCTCGCCGTATTTCACGCCTTCGGCAAAGGCGCGGGATTCTGCGGGGTCTTCCGCATCAAGCCCGCAGGCGTCCATAGCTTTCTTGGCTTCTTCGTCCATCGCTTCCTTTTTCTCCGGTTTCTCGTCGCCTGTTGCAGGGGAATAGGCCAGATCGGAGAGAGTATCTTCGAGCTTTTTGGCCTCTTCGGGCTCCATGCCTTCGGACAGTTCGGCGACGAGCTTGCGGATGGCTTCCGCCTTATCCTCGTCTTCCGTGATGTCCTCGATCTCCCCGGTGACGGGGTTTTTCTTGTGGAGGCTCAAAAGGATATCCGCAAAGTCCTTGATGCCCTGTGCGGATTCGACTTCTTGCTGTTCCACCGCAGGGTCGCCATCCTGAGCTCCCCACCATTTCCTGAACTTGCCCATAAGCGTTCCTTTTTTCGTTGAAGTTGGATGAGAATCCGCCACCACCACGTCCGGCCCGGCCCGCCCTTCTTCGACCAGCGCGACGTGGTTGCCTCGGATGTTCCGCATGATGAAATCGTAGGGGGTGCCCTCGTAGCTGCCCGGCGTGAAATCCGGGTCGTAGCGGTAGGCGCAGGAGAGTTCCCGGAAAGAACCGTCTTCGATGGCGTCAATGGCGGCCCGATCCCACACGGTCAGCGGCGCATCCACATACGGCGGGTTCCAGACCGCGCCCGTGCCCACCGCGCCCACGCGGGTGAGCTTCTGCGGCTCTTCCGCGCTGTCGATGTGGTGCTCAATGTGCAGCGGCAGCCCGGCCCATGTCTCAAGCGATGCTTGAAGTTCTTCCGGGTCCCGAAGCCCGTAATAGACAGCCTCGGGGTCAAGCCCGGCTTCCTGCCAGCCCGGAATCTCCCGCCCGTAGTATGGGTTCACCGTCGCTTTCGTGATGTGCGACGCCCCGACGTGCAGGAACCCGTTCTCGTCGGTTTCCCGCTGTGAGGGAGCCGCGTCGAAGGTGACGCCTTTACTTTGATACATAGACTAGTCTCCAAATTCAGGAATAACGGCCCGGTACGTGCATTGGCACCCCGGAAGCTCACCGCAAAGCACTTTGCGCTTCACGTCAGAGTCGTAAAGACCTTCCGTGATGACGAACTTTTTCCCATTCATGAGCTGGTGGGTATGGCGGCTCGTTTTCTTTCCCGGCACATGTACCCAGATGCCTTCGGTGATGCCGAGTTCCTTGTCCTGTACCCGCTTAAGGGACTCGGTCACCTTATTGGACTGGTCGCGGGCAATGAATTCTGCCCGGCGCCGGGTGATCTCGTACCGCTTGTGCAGTTCGTCGGCGAGGAACTCCACGTCCCGGCCCATGCTGGCGGAACGCTGTACTAGCCCCGTTACTTCCGTGAAATAGTGCTGCGGAATGGATTTGATGAGATTGACATTTTCCTCGAAGAGGGCCCGCGCCACGTCGCTCATGGCCCTGCTCCTATCCATCCTCACCGTGAAGCCCGCGTCTTTTAACGCCTGCCGCATCCCGGCTTCCGTGCGCCGCCTCGTACTGCCCACGAACTCCCGTGCAAAACTCTCCGCGCTTTCCCTCCACCGCTTCGTCCAGTACCGGAACAGGCTCTTGAGGCGGTCTTGTAGGTCACTCGCCGGGGACGCATCCTGTGCTATGCGGGTTTCCTGCTTCCTGTACTCGGCGCGCAGCCACCACACGACGGAACGCTGCATCTCGTCGAGAAGCGACACCAGCCGCTTCCGGTATTTCGCCCGGATGCCCGCGTTGGGCTTGATGGCGCGGATGACCTTAGCCATAGACGGCCCCTGCCTTGTCCACGTCGTCGATGTCGGGCATCAAGCCCCCTTCCCCGGCTTCCGGCAGAGCGTCGGGCATTCCGTTGCCCTGCGGCACTTCCGGCGGGGCTATGTTGGAGAAGCCGCTGTCCGGGTCACAGGCAAGGGATTGCCGGGCTTCTTCCTGAGAGATGATGTCCCGATCCATGTAGACGGCGATGGTGTCGGCCTTGGTCTTCTGGAGCGTCGCAAGGGCCGCCCTATCCTCTTCGCCGAGGGGCGCGAAGTCGAAAGTCACGGAAGGGTCGATGGTTCCGCGCAGGTAGAGCTGGATACAGTCGAGCGCCTTCTTGATGCCGTCGCGCAGGACTTTCTCCTGCTGGCTCCTGACATGGTCGTAATAGTTGCGGATGTCCGATTCGCCCGTGGCATTGAACCCTGACGGGCTGATGCCGAGCAGCTTGACCGCCGGGGTTCGGTTCAGGGCGGCGAGGATTTCAAGGGACTGGCGCACGATGTCGGTCACGCCTGAAAGCGGGGTTTCCAGCTTGACCACGTCTTCCGATTCTTTGTCGACGGCAAGCACGCCGTCATTGGTCATGGTCTGAATCATGTACCGGATGCGGGTATCGATCTGAGCGGTGCCCCCGGCTGAGTACAGGATGTCTTCCATCTTCGTCTTGAAGACGGTCAGCGAAAACTTGGTCAGTAGCCGGGCTTCGGCGGCGCGGCATTCCTGAAAATGCAGGACGTAATCCCAGAGGATCTGGGCCTGCGGGATGCCTAGAAAATTGTAGGCGGGCCGCAGCAGCACCGGGCATTCGTTCGCAACCAATCGGATGAGGCGCGAGGCGTGTACCCGCTGTCCGAGCACCCACCACCAGCGCGGGCGGAAGTAGTCCGGCTCAAGCGGCGAAAGGCTGTTATAGTCTCCGGGGAAGACGTTCACGGGGTCGATGACGACGAAGCGCAGCACGCCGCCGGGCCTGAGTTCGGCGGAATACGGGCTGACGTTCAGCGGGCGTTCCAGCTCTTCCCCGACTGCTCCGGTGTCGATGAAAAGGAAGGCCCCGCCCTCGTACCCCACAAGCTCGGTCGCATCATGGAAAAGGCGTTGCAGTGCGAACCTCTTACACGCCTGCGCAAGGTCGGTGAGCAATGACTCGGCGCCGCCCTCCCCTTCGCGCTTGAACTCAATCCATGCTCGGGTCATGTCGTCGGATACCGTCTCGACGCAGGCACGAATCAATCCGTTCTGGGCAAGATTCTGGAGGACGCCGTAGCCCATGAATTGCGGCGCAATCCCGACCCCAAGCTCAAGCGAGTGCTGGAGCAGGGAATAGACGCCGGAATCCGCAAGCCGCGTATCCATCGCAAGCTGCACCTCTTTGGGCGCGCCGAGCGTCTTCGCAGGACCGTACAGCCGACTGATGTCGTCGGGCGTAGGCGGCAAAGACTGAGCAAGGCCGCCGCGCACGTCCGGGGAGAGATTCAGACGGCGCGACGGTTGCACTTGCGGAGGTATGGAGGTGGCGTGTCGAAAAGTGCGCTTCTTGCTCATGGGGGCATCATGCTATGAGCGAAGAAGAAAACACACCGTGAACAAGGTTCGGGTGCATGGATGTCGGACACCTTTCATATTGTATCAATATAGATTAATCTATATATACATGGATACCTTTAGGGAGGTATCCGC